TTTAAATACAAAACTTGATGATATGTATTTATCTTCAAATAAAGATATACATATTGGAACTAAAAGACATTTAACAATGTCAACAAATAAAAATTTAATAATAGAATCAGATAAAACATATTTGGGTGATCCAAATAAAAAAACAATGGATAATATGGTATTGGGTAAAAAATTACAAGAAGCTTTAAGGGGTATTGTTGATATGATAAAAACACTACAAATAACAACTCAACTTGGTCCACAATCACCTTTACCATCACCGAGTGAACAATCAGTTACAAGTCTTATCGATAGTATTTTAAGTACAAAACATTTTATAGAAGAATAAACAAGAGGTAATTTATGAAAAAGAAAAAAACAGATATGAGAACTGTAATAAGAAAAATAGTTAGAGAAGAAGTTGCAATGGCTATTCAAGAAGTAATAACTGAATTGAAAAAACCAACTCAATCTAAACCAACTAAACCTATTCAAGAAAAACATTATACTAAAAATTCTGTATTGAATGATGTATTGAATGAAACAGCTGATGGTGGTGATTGGGAAACATTAGGTGGTGAAAAATTTACAACTGAAAGAATGAATGAATTAGTTGGTGGACAATATGGTGATATGATGAAACAATCAACTCAAACAAATGTAAATCCAAATGACCCAATGGCTCAATTTTTGAATAAAGATTATACTGAAGTTTTACAAAAAGCTGAACAAAAACAAAAACAAAAATACGGAAAATAATAATGGGATTAAAACAAAACTTAATTGATGCAAAAGTTAAAGCGCTCAAGGAATCAGGAATAGATGTTGAATTGGATACGAGGCCTGGATCTATGATTGAAAGAGAAGCAGAATATACTAAAGAAGCTATAGTTAACTTTTTAACTGAATGTGATTTTACAATTACTAAATTAAATGCTCCCATGAGGCTTGAAAAATTAAAAACACCACCTCAAGCTGTTGATGTTAAGATAGATACTTTACTAGCAGATAAAGCTCCAATATTAAAATCTTTAAAAAAGATGGGAAAAAAAATACCAGGAGCTGGTAAATTTATAACTCAAATGGTAGATCAACTTGAAGGTGAAATTAAAAGAGCTGTTGCACCTATATTAGAAGGTGGAGCTAAATTACAAGCTTTAAAATTAGGTAAAAATCCTCTATCGGGAGCAGGTGTAGGTAAACCTGGAGGTGGTTTAGATTCAACTGGTTATGTTTATATAGGACAGGATCCTGAGTCGCAGGATGGATTTAATGTGGATGATACTGATGGGCAAAGTCAATTTACAACTGTAAAATTAATTAGAGAAAATATTGAGGAATTATTATAATGGCTATTAAAGATGTATCAAAAAATAATTATATAATTGATAAAGATTCTAATATCAAAGTTGGTATAGATTTACCAATTAGATTTACTGATGAAAAACAAGGTGGATTTGCAACAACTTCAACAACTATTGAAGCTGTTAAAAATAATATCAGAAATTTATTAAATACTAATCGAGGTGAAAGGCTAATGCAGCCTCAATTTGGAACAGATTTAAGAAGAGTATTATTTGAACCAATTGATGAAGGATTAATTGCTGTAATTCAAGATACAATTTTAGATGCTTTTCAAATTTGGTTACCATTTGTTCAAGTAAACGATATTAATATAGTTAATAAAGATTCAGATACAGATGGTAATAAAGTTATAATTAATATTATATTTAATATAATTCAAAATCCAAATACTTTAGATTCGGTTACTTTATCATTTTCGAGTGATATAGAAAATAGTCAAGAAACAATAATTGATAGCACCGGTGCTGGTGGTACTTATTAAATATGGAGATAAAATATGCCAAGTTATGGTAAAGAAAATTTTAAAGAATCAAATGTAAATTATATAAATAAAGATTTTGCTACATTAAAAACATCATTGATGAATTTCGCAAAATCATATTTCCCCAATTCATATAGAGATTTTAATGAATCATCTCCTGGTATGATGTTATTGGAAATGAATGCTTATGTTGGTGATGTATTATCTTTTTATATCGACCAACAATATAGAGAGATGTTATTACCTTTATCTGAAGAGAGAAGAAATATTATGAATATGGCAAAGATGTTTGGGTATAAAGTAAAACCAATCGTACCAGCCTATGTTGATTTACAATTTTCATTTGAGGCGGGAGCTATGAGTGATGATTCCTCTAAAGTAGACTATAATACTTGTGCTACTTTTGACAAGGGAGTCCGAGTTAGGGGACTTGATGAGGATATAATATTTGAAACTTTAGATGTTTTAGATTTTAAAATAACAAGTTCAGTAGATACTTCAGAGGTATCAAAAACAGATGAGGAAACTGGTTTAGCTACAGGTTATATGTTACATAGAAATGTAAAATCAGTTAGTGCTGTAGAAAAAAGTAAAACATTTAAAATAGGATCTCCTGAAAAATTTAAAAAAATAGTATTAAAAGATACAAATGTTGTTGACATTATTTCTTGTGTGGATTCAAATGGAAATAATTGGTATGAGGTAGATTATTTAGCACAAGATAAAGTTCCAATTTCAACACATTATACTGAAGAAGGTAGAACAAGTGCTTATCAAAATTTATCAACTGGTGAAAATGAAAATTTACCTGTTCCATATTCATTATCATATATAAAAACATCAAAAAGATTTACTCGTGAAACAAATGTTGATAATACCACATCATTAATATTTGGAAATGGTATATTAAAGGATGGAAATCTTGTCGATGATGGTTATATAGATTTGGAACAAGTTGGTATAGTTGTACCGGGACAAACAAATGATTTAAGTCAAGCTATAGACCCACTTTTAGGTGATGAATATTCAACACTTGGTGAAACACCAAGTAATACAACTTTAACTATAACTTATCGTGTTGGTGGTGGTATTAATGCTAATGTTCCAGGTGGAGAATTAAGCTCAATTATACTTGGTACTACAATAGGTACATCGGGTGGTGATATAAGTCAAGTAACTGTTACCAATCCATTTCCAGCCAGAGGTGGTAAAAATCAAGAATCTATAGATGAAATTAGAGAACAAACAAAAGCTTTTTTTACAACTCAAAATAGATGTGTAACAAAAGAAGATTATGAGGCAAGGGTTTTAAATATTCCGTCTAAATTTGGAAATATTGCAAAAGTATATGTTGCTAGAAATGAAGCTGGTGACATTCAGTATAACTACGATGATTTTAAAAATACTTTACAATTTATAAAAACTAATAATCAAAATTTTATAAATTTTATAGAGGGTATATCAGCTGACTTGGCAGAATATTCTAATAATCAGACACCAGTACCTTATGCAACAGCTCAAGGTTTTTCTACTTTGATTAATGGTAATTTACCATTACTTACATCTTTTAATGATTTATATTCAGATTTAGATCAACAAGCCCAAATGGCTGGATCATTTGAATTATCAGCTATAAACATATATATTCTTGCTTATGATAATAATAAAAATTTAGTTGGTAATCCTATAGCTGGATATGCTAATGCAGATATCGAAGACGGTGTTCCACCATCTTTAATGCAAAACATTAAAAAATATTTAGCTAATTATAAAATATTAACTGATACAGTTCAAATTTTAAATGGTTACATAGTTAACTTTGGAGTTTTCTTCGATGTGGTTGCTGAAAAATATGCAGATAAACAACAGGTAAAATTAAACTGTATTAGAAAAATAGAGAATTATTTTAGAATAGAAAAAATGCAATTCAATCAACCAATATTTATAAGTCAATTGGAGTTTGAATTAATGGATGTAGAAGGTGTTCGTTCAGTTAATCATGTAACAGTATCTCAACATAAAGATTATCACCCAAATTCAAATGGTGAAGAATTAAATAGTAAAACCTGGCTTTATTCGTATAGTGATACTGTTGATGTAGATGGTAATCCAGATAATGGTCTTTCTGGTGGTTTTGAAGCTAGTGAGGGTGGAACTCTTGGATATGGATATAAATATGATTTTGAAAATGCATTAGAGGGTGGTGTAATTAGACCACCATTACCATCATCACCTACTGTATTTGAACTTAAAAATCCTCGTGCAAATATTAAAGGAAGAGTGAGATAATTAGAATGTGTAAAAGTATAAAAAAACAATATTTATTTATGGGAAGAAATACTATAAATTTATTTTTATTAGCGGAGAAACTTAGATGGCCAATTTAAATGATAAAGTAATATCAAGTAATTTTCAAAAATTATTACAAGTA